CAATGAACTAGGTAAACATACTTAATTTGTTACAAAGCATACTTTATTCTATGATAACCACGTTTTAATCTCTACTATATTATCCATTTAAATAAAATTAAATTATTGTATATATTTTACTTTAAATTAATAATAAAGTTTACAATGTTGATATATTAAAACCACAATAACCCAATAAAATTACTATACGAATAAAATCTTGCATTTTAACATTTTCAAAATCTTTAACTTGTTCAAGATGTATCTTTAATAATTTTATATCTAATGGTTTATTTTCCTTATATAGTTTATATACATAATCATAACATATTTCAAAAAGTTCTTTTTCACTTTTAGGCATATCGCCATTAAGAATAGTATTCTTCATTTCTAAAGAATAATGGTCAAAGTCCATATTCTCAAGGGACTTTGACCATTCATTAAAATCTTGTTTATTTGTTGTGTTCATAATACTTTCTATACTCTTTGTATAATTTATCTATAATCAATTGGTTATCTAAATTTTCAATATGAATTTCATTTACCATTGCACATAATTTCCATAATTCATATTGATTAATACCAGATTTTTCATAATCATGATACCATGTAGTTTCAGGAAACATCCATCCATCATCCTCGCCAATACCAAATATATGAATATCATTATGTATTCTATCTATAAATACACATACGCCACCATATGATTGACAATGACTATTATATGTAAAATGGTAAAGTCTTATAGAAGCTTCATCATAAAACCCTTTATCATAACAACCAAATGAATCCATCATATTACCTAAATAACACGGATCATAATCATATTCATATTTAACTTCTGCTAAATCATTATACCAACGTGGTTGTCGATTTTTAATAACACCTATTTGAATAAGTTTATCTTCAATATCCTTATTATAAGGCCAATATTGCCATAAACAATTGCATCCATAATGAGTTAATTCAGCAAATTTATATATATCATTCTGAATACATTCAAAGAATGGTACATATTGCGTTTTATCTATATTATTTTCTTCAAAATATTTAAGATCATAACCACAACAACTACCATCTGCATCGGCAAGTAAATCTTCTTTCTGTTTATCAGATAATTCAGTTTTATTAAATATATATGGTAACCATTCAGAGCCTTTATTATAATCTAGAATCATATGGTACCTCCTTTCTTTATTAATATAGGTTTATAATAATCCTGAAAAAATTCAGGACATGCTAAAGGATTAAATTCATTAGCTTTACGTAAATCTATATTTTCCCTTACATTTTTACAAAAAGGTTTAAGTACAGAAATTATATCATCTTCAAATATCTTTTCACCTATATTAATATCAACTAAACCAGTCCATGCAACATCTGATCTTTCAGATACCCATTGATTATTTTTATTTAGCCATGTTCTCATTGTATAATTATCTTTTAGTTTTACATTTAATTATACAAGATATTGAATAGAACAATAAAAATATATATTCTATCCAATATCAGGCCGCCAGTTTCATTTATAGTTTGAAACAAACTTTTTATTTATCGTACATCACCAGTAAAAATTGCCCATATAAACTGAAGTACCATTCCGATAACTCCAAATACTACAGGAATAATTGCACATGCAAGTGCAAATACAGCAATCGCTATGATGATACCAAGTAAAAACATTATCATAATCTTTATATTTAAATTGTTAATATTTATGTTTATTATTTACATTACAAAGATACATAATATTTTCCTAAATAAAAAATATATTACCTAAAATTATTAAGAATTTAAATAATTATGAAATGAACCATCATCAGAATCTCCAATAAGATTGTTCAATACATGCCAATACTCAAGATAACGCTTTGCTTTCTCCATATCCTGTGTTTCTTTCTCCTTATGGTCAGATCTCCAAATATACTTAAATGAATTCAACTTACAGAAATCCATTGTTGCTTGTTTTCCAAATGTCTGAAGCATAGCTTCTATACATTGTAAGCCATTACCACCAGCGCCATAATGATTTGGATGTTCAACAACATTCAAATTCTGTGTACTAAAAATAGGATTTAATTTTGTCTTATGTAATTGTAAATGTGCAGGTTCATCCTTAAATACAATCTTCTCATAATTCAACGGTTCTCTATTCTATTCAGCTACATTATCACTAATAGGTTCACCACATTTCTCGTCATTATCTGTTGCAACTTCATCGGTTCTATTAGAAACAAATACAATATCTTTCTCATCCTTTGTACGTGTAGGTTCACCATATACAGGTTCCTATGTACGAGTTTCCTTATTATAACTCATATTATATCAATTAGTTTTCATTTATAATTATACAGTAAAAATAAATCATTGTTTAATAGATTTTAACGAAATTAATGTAGTTCCAGATAAATCTATTAAATCTTTTTCTTTTGATGAAAAATCTAATATATGTTGTGTATGAGTTTCTTTAATTATACCATCGTTTTCCTATATAGGTTCTGGTTCAATTAACTAAGATAACTATTCATTATTATCTTTCTTATGTATCATATATACAGTATTCTGTTCTAACGCATCTTCTATTGAAAGCTCTTTAGTTGAACCATCAGCAAAATATGTTACGCTTGGTATTGGTGCATCTAAATCATAATACGTCTAAATAATATCATATTTAGAAGTATCTATATCATTTATACTTTTAATATTAGTTAAATCATCTTCATCATTATTTTCATCTACAATATCTGACGTAATATCATTAACTCCTGTAAATTTTACTAATAGACAAAGAATAACAAAAAAACCTATACTTATTGATATTACTGGATCTATCATAATCTCTTATTTTATTAAATTAATAATTATTATTTACTCTCAAAATTAATAGTTGATACATCTTCCACTTTTTCTTTTAAACTATCAACTGTTATTGTATGTGTATTCTGTTGCTCTTGTAATGAGTCTACAATGAATTCCTGTGTTTGCTTAATATGCTTTAGCTTCTCTTCATAATCAATACGGAGACGATTTGCAATTACAAGCATCATTATAAATCCTAATACAAATAAAACAATAAATACTGTTACTATTATATTCATATTATTTTCTAATTAAAATTTTACTTTTTATTTATAGTATATTAAATCAATAAAGTTTATATATTAAAATAAAAAATGGATAGATAGTTAAACGAAAAAACTATCTATCCATCATAATTATGCTTGATACGAATACTTGTCAAACAATGATTCAATATTAGAGGGATGCACAGCATTTATGCCGATTTCATTGCATTTTTTCAATGTATCATGGAAATCATCTATAAGACATACATCCTTAACATTCCACTTCATTTTATGAGCAAACTGCTCAATAAAAACGTGCTTATAATTTTTATTTCCGACAAACATTCGGTTCTCAACAGGAATCTCTGGGAAATATTTATCAAGCCATTCATTCTTCTCATTCCACGCTATTGAATTAGCACATGCAGTCACAATATAAACATTCTTCATGTCATAATGTTTCTTAACAAAATCAATGATATGTTTAACAGGCTTCAAATTTTTAAATAGTTCGCTACTTACAAAATCTGAATTTCCGTTAATATCAAGTTTTGCCTTGCCATAACAAGCTAATGTACCATCCATGTCAAGAAGTAAATACTTATTGGTAAAATAATCAACGCGAATGAATTCATCTACCAATGGGATGTACTTATTCTTACATGCTTCAATACGTAAATTTTTCTTATAAATATCTTCAATTGGAACTTTACGAGTTCTTCCTTGAAGTCTATTTATACAAACTTCTACAGGAGTATCAAAGAATATACAAGTAATCTTATCTACATTTTTATTTCTTAAATAATCTATAATACTAAGATTATAATGATTATTAATTCCACCGCCGTCAAGAATAACATTACAATTAATCTTTGAACTATCTGCAATAGCAAAAATTATTTTTCGTGTTATTTGAACAGACTCTTCATGAACAACTTCCGGATGTTCATCAGTATAACCTTTTAACAATGGTTTAATTTCATCAGCAGAAATTACTATTGTTTCATTTATACAAAGATTATCTTCAATTGTCTGAATAATTTTATCTAAATTACATTCATCAAATGGTTTATCTAAAATAGATGTTAACCATTCAATGAGATGCAAAATATTTGGATAATTCTCTTGAAGATATGTACTTTTACCAGATGCAGGCAAACCGAGGAAGTATGAGAACTTACTGATCATAACTATTATAAATTAAATTGTTCTTTAATTTTATCCCATTTTCTATGTAATATATCAGAACATTGTATAGCATAATTATATAATTTAATAACATCATTTTTCCTTGAAAAACATGCTTGTATACAACCATGATTATCTATACGAAGATGAAAATTAATATTATAATACTAATCAATAATATCAAATAATTCAACATATAATGGTTTCCAACTAATATGATTACTTATTGATATTGATATACCTGTTCTTGATTTTGAAATACAACCATCACCATCTAAAAACCCTATTAAAAAATATATTAAATACGTTTTATCATAGAATATAGAAATATTTGGTGAATTATATGTTTTCTACTTATCAATCAGATTAAATATTTTTTTCCATTTTTCACAAAAACATTTATCTCCTATACGTATACTACAAGTTGTATATTTTCCAAAAGTTGAATCTGCTTCACGTTCTCGAATAGTAGTATTTAACCTATTAGCTAATAACTAAAGATTATTTTTATCTCTATTTGAAATAGAAATAATAAATTCATTTTTTTGTGATATACAACCATCTGCTATAAAAAATCCCCACCAATAATAGACTTCCTTATTATTTAAATTATTCATAAAACTTAAGTTTCCGTGTCTACGTCTATCTATATTATGAGGAAATTTCATACGTTCACACGCTTGAAATTGTATAGCATTATAACTAAGAGTTGGAAATGCATCTAATAATTCCTATTTAGATGCATTATACCATAACTCTTTTAGTTTTGCATTATTTTCATCAGTCCATTTAAAATTACAATGTATTTGTAACTCATGTGCTTTTTTCTTTATAGCGCTTTTTGTTCTATTTG